TGCACGTTTAGATGACCGCGATGTAAAAAATCATTGTAAAAAAGCAAGCAAGCGAGTAAATAAGCTGTACAGTTTACCTGAACAGTTAAGTTTTTTTGACAAACAAAAGCGAGAAAATGGCGAAGAAAAAGCTCACTGATGCGCACATGAAGGAAATGACACAGATGGTAACTCAAGGTAAGACACCTGATGAGATCAGTAAACATTTCAATATTGCAGTCAGCAGCGTGCACAATTACAAACGCGAACTTAAAAAGAAAGGAGTTGACATACCTGACATCAGAGGAAAACGTCCTGGTGATGACTACCACCGTAAACCTGTCAAAGCCATAGCCGCTGCTGTTCCTGTAAAGAAAGACACCGTTCTCAAGTCTTCCTACATTACTGTCACTGTCAATGATGTCGTGTTCAAAGTGGACAGTCGCGCCAAGGCCGTCACCATTGGCCAAGATGAACTGCATGTGTCGTTCTGAGAACGACCTGCAGTTGCATGTAAAAATTATAGCCTTATAGTGCGCAAGTTGTAGACCTAGTTCTTATATTTGCACCAGTACCTCTACAAATTTGAGCTACATTAGTCGGCATGTTTTGAGCTTGCCGCTATGTTATATCAACTACCCAACGGGAAATGTATAGAGATCACCATGGAGCAATTCCTCAAGATGACAGATGAGGAACTCAAGGGTATGATTGCATTCAATGCGGGTGAAGAGGTCAACGACCCCTTTGCATTGAGTGTACTGCGCTACGGTCCACACCGTTCCATAGAAGACGTGGAGGATATGGATGACTTTGCAGAAGTACCTTTAGAAGATTTGACTGACATCTCTGATGTGGAAAAGATCTATGACGATGACTTCATTGACCATGACAATTTAGAAACCTGACGCCACCCCTTTGTCGGGTCTCTTAACAGCTTTTGCTGTCCAACTATACTACGCACATATGCAAGCAAAGCAAAAACCATGCGCCGGATGTGGTGAACTCAAACACATTTGGAAGAATCATGAGGGGAAAAAGTACTGCAAGGATTGCTGGTACAGAAACGAAGTCCCAAAGACACCCTCCCAACGCAGGCCAATGAAGCCTGTCTCTGACAAGAAAGACGTCTTAGATGTCTTGTATTCAAAACTGCGCAAGGAATTCCTGGAGAAACCAGAGAACGCCACCTGTCGCGCTAAACTACCCGGATGCCAGGGTGGATTCAAACAAGAACTTACCGTACATCACACCAAAGGTCGTGGCAGGTATTACCTGGACACCACCACCTGGGTACCGTTATGTATGTCATGCCACCGCTGGGTTGAGGAACACCATGCGGAAGCCAAAGACATGTTCCTCTCACAACACAGAACCTGACTATGAAAAAATTTATCGGTTACTACATCATTGGTGCGCAAAATCAAGAAGACGCACAAAACGAAAAAGGATTGTTGTTATGGACAACAGTTAAACCCAGCTGGTTTAAACGCACACTAAATCGCGTGTTGTTAAACATTTACTGGATAGACAAAGAGCGTTACAGCGCTGAGAAAGAAAGCAGAAACCCAGATGTTCAGTTGGCTAAAGTTCGCTGGACCAAACAACCTAAATAAAGCAAATGACTGAAACTGGATTATCCAAACGCGAGATGATCCAGCAGGAAGCCCTGGCTGCCACGGTAGGTAAATACCGCTGTGGCTTAGCGATCAGCATGGGTGTAGGTAAAACATACATTGGGCTGCAGCATATGCAGCGTGAGTATACCTATGCTCAAAAGATGGGGACTACACCCAACTTTCTGGTGGTTGCCCCTAAGGTGGCGATCTTCCAAAGCTGGAAAGACGACGCTGAAAAGTTCGGCCTTACGCACCTGCTGGAGTACATGAACTTCACAACGTATTTATCATTGTCAAAACAGCAGCATAATTACAGCTGCATTTACCTGGACGAGTGTCACAGCTTGTTATACTCTCATGAGTTTTACCTGGGTACATTCCCAGGCCAGATCCTGGGGCTGACAGGTACGCCACCCCGCTACAAGAATTCAGAGAAGGGAGAAATGGTGAACCAGTTCTGCCCTATTGTTTACTCTTACATCACTGACGATGCAGTGGATGACAAGATCCTGAATGACTACAAGATCGTAGTGCATCAGCTGGAACTTTCTTCTCACAAGAACTACCAGGTGAAGCTGAAGAACGGCGGTCAGTTCACCACGTCTGAGCGTGAGCACTATGCTTACTGGACTAAACGTATACAGGAGACCACCAACTTTGCCCAGCAAAAGATTTTCCGCATCATGCGCATGAAAGCCATGATGGAGTATAAGACTAAGGAGAACTATGCAAAGGTATTACTTGACATGATTCATGAAAAGTGTATTGTGTTCTGTAACACAACTGAACAGGCCGACCGCATCTGCCGCGACAGCTACCACAGCAAGAACCCCGACAGTGAAGACAACCTGGTATCATTCAAGGAAGGGCATATTGACCAGCTTAGTTGCGTACTGCAGCTTAGTGAAGGGGTGAACATCCCTAATCTGAAAGCAGGTATCATCTTGCACGCATACAGCAATGAGCGCAAGAGCGCCCAGCGCATCGGTCGATTGCTGCGCCTCAACCCTGATGACAAAGCAGTAATCCACATCCTCATGTATCGTGATACGCAGGATGAGCAGTGGGTACAAGAAGCCTTGAAGGACCTTGACCCTGAGAAGATAAGTTACACCTACTCTATGATTGACTGATATGCAGAACGCAACAGTGCATTACATCAAAAAAGAAGGACAGTTGGTACCCGCTTCAGAACGTGACGCGGGTGCCCTCAAACTGTTCAACATGGCTATTGCAGAAGGCGATACCATTGAGGTTTATTTGACAAAAACAGACGGCAAAGTAAAGACCACGGGTCAGCTGGCTAAGATTCACAGCATGATTCGTCAAATTGCTGCGTTCACAGGTAATGATTTTGATGACATCAAAGATGAAGTGAAACGTAAGGCTGGGTTATATGTGGTGACAGGAACAGAAGAGCACCAGACAGAACTGAAAAGTTTTGCCCAGTGCTCTAAAGATGAATTGTCAACAGCAATTGAAATGTGTGTGCAGCTTGGCCACCTGGTAGGATACTACCTGGATTAAGCCTCGCCCATCATTTCAGCAAATTCTTCAGGCGTAACCTGCTTGGTAAATCCTTGCTCTTTGCAACGCTCTTCAAACTCCTTGCATAGGATCAGCATGGTTTCATAGTGCTCTACCCAGGAATCTTCAATCTTCTGGTTCTTGATTTGTTCGTTGGCACTCTTGAGTTCATCAGCAGTCTTGCCTGCGATCAAGTGACCTACAAGGTCTTGTATGCGCTTGTAGTAACCAGAGCTCATTTTGATGTCCACCAGGGCGGTTGGTACAATGATCTCCAGCATAGGATTTGGATTGCTCTTTTCCATGTGTTATAGCTCTATAGAATTATTTACAAATGTAACAAGAAACACAGTTGAATCTAACATTTTTACAACATGACTTCAAAATCAAACTTACCACCCATCAATCATGAAGAGGTGGTCTCTAAAATGTCTGAGATGCTTAAGGATTCTGGCTGGCACAGCGTGCTCAAAGGATTCCTGGTATCAGAAGACTTTAAAAATATCCTGGTCACACTGGCTACTGCAGTGGGTGAAGACAAACGTTTCACTCCTCCGCTTAAGCAGGTGTTCAGGGCATTCCAGGAATGTCCTTATGACAAACTACGCGTCATCATGGTTGGGCAGGATCCATACCCTCAACTGGGTGTAGCTGATGGTATTGCGTTTTCATGTGGTAATACAGGTAAACCTGAAGCTTCGTTACGCTACATTCTCCACGCGGTGAATGACACTGTATATGACGGCAAACAAGACGTAAAAATTGCAGACCCTAATTTAGCAAGGTGGTCCAACCAGGGTGTGCTGATGCTGAACACGGCATTGACAACCGAGGTAGGCAAGATAGGCAAACACTTTGACATTTGGCAACCTTTCATTGCGTATTTGATTGACATGCTCAGCAAAAATGACCGTCCCCTCATTTGGGTGTTCATGGGAAAACAAGCTCAAGCATTGTCAGACCTGGTAGACGAACACCATAAAACACTGTCTTGTTCTCACCCTGCATCAGCTGCCTACCAAAAGCAGCAGAAGTGGAACTGCAATGACATTTTTAATGGTGTCAATGCACTGCTGCCAGACAATCCTGTGGTGTGGTAAAAGTTATAAACAATGGCGTTTTTATGTAGAGCTTACTTGCCTTTGCTCTACAAAATTATTATTTTAGCAAACTCTTTTCCGTCCCATATTTATGTTTGAAGCACCAGCCAGCACAACTGGCTCCACTAAACCTGTCGCCTCTCGTTCGCCCTGGAAGAGGTACACAGACATTATGCAACAGGGCCTTGACTACATTTCTTCCCGTGCCAAGGGTGAGGTTAAATCACTCAGAACACAATGGGAAGGTTTCAACAGCATAGGGCTGAACGGAATTGAGTGGCAATCGCTGTATGTACTGGCTGCCAGACCTGGCGTTGGTAAGACACTGATCGCAGCCTCCCTGACCCGTGAGCTACAGCGCATCAACAAAGACCAGGACTTTGCCGTCCTGCACTTTCAGTTTGAAATGTTGGGCCGTAACCTTGCGCTCAGAGAACTGTCCAGTGCCAACCGCATGAACATCCGTTACTTGCAAAGCTCAGGCGATGCAGACATGCCACCGCTTAGTGCGACCGACATGAAGAAACTGGTGGATTATGTGGCTACGCAAGGGCACCGCCAGGACTATGTGATTGACACACCGTTGACCGTCAGTGAGATGCGTAAAGCACTCATTGATTTTTACAAGGAAGTAAAGAAACCATTCGTGGTCACCCTGGACCATACCCTGCTGGTTAAGCAGAGTGGTACAGAGACCAATCGCCAGATGACACTGCAAAACTTGGCGACCATGATGACAGAAATGAAGAATGCGTTGCCTATAACGTTCCTTGTACTGACACAGCTGAACCGTGAGATCGATGACCCTGACCGTCAGAAACCTGGTTCACTCAGCAACTACCCCACCGAGGCAGACGTGTATGGGTCAGACTATCTACTGCAATGTGCAGATGTTATGATCGCATACAACCGCCCTGCCAAGTACAACCTGAGCTTGTACGGTCCGCTCAAGTACATCATCCAGCCAGATGACAAATACCTGCTGGCTATGCATGTACTCAAGAATCGTTTTGGAGACACGGGTATACAATGGTACAAAGCAGAATATGCACTGATGACTATTGTAGAAGCCAAAGCTCCTATGCAACAACCAAGAAAGTAAATTAACAAGTATGAGTAGTTTTCAAGCAGACTCTGCAAAGAAACACATCACAGAGATCACAGCGGAGTATCGTCCGTTCTGGCAAACTGTGTTTGACAAAACATCCAACTCTAATCCACAGTTTTCTGCAAAGCTGTGCTATATGGGTAAGGAGTTCAGCGGCGGGTCCTCACGCGAAGAATGTGTGCGGTTCTTTCCCAATGAGCTGAACAATGAAGATGGCATCTACTGTGAACTGTTCAACTGGGAACAGGGTCACTATCATGAAGGCTTCAGGGTATTGTACCACTTGCCTTATGATCCGCACTGGAGAACCAATCCTGACTACAAAGAAGTCACGACCACAGCTTCCGGTGCCAAACTCACCACACCTACTTACGTAGTACGTGTAACCAAATTGAAACTGATCAACAAGACTACCGTCAAGGCCCTTGTACCAGAAATGACAACAGAGTCAACAGACGTACCTGCTGTGGATTTATTCAGCACCACGGTAGACGATCTGTTGAGTGAGGACAAGTATACAGAAATGTTCAGTGAGATGGAGGATGACCACTACACCAAGATGACCATCCGCGATCTGTACTGCATGCTGCAAAACGTTCCTATGAGCAACAAGAAATGGCTGAATCAACTAATTGAAAAAGGTAAAGTATGGCAGAAAAAGTAGCAGAGAAAAAAGAAGCGATCGCACCAGCGGTCCCACAACCAGAATTCGTGTTACCAACCAAGAAAATCAAAGCCGTGTCACAGAACCCTAAGAACATGATCATCTTCAGTAAGCCTAAGGTAGGTAAGACCACCTTGTTGGCCAACCTGGATGACTGCTTGATCCTGGATTTGGAGAACGGTTCTGACTATGTGGATGCGATCAAGTTGAAAGCGCACAGCATCACA